CAATCTCGATTCACGAAGTTTAGCGCGGGTTTCAAGAGTGTGCGTTTTCCCAAAGAAATGATTCTTTTCACCTTTCACTGAATCACGTTGTTTATTACAAGATTCTTGACTACGGGTTAGTCCTTTATGAGAATCGCGAAGTTTATGTAAAGTTTCCTCACTAGCTTTTTCACCAAGACGACCATTATGGATAGCTTTTAGTCCTTCAGGAGTATGGTTAGGATGACTTCCTGTCATCTTTTTTGTGAAATTTTCACGGATTTCTGATAGTGTCCACATTTTTCTAGAAGCAGTCGCGATCTTCTCTTTTGTTTTTGAAGTGTGAGGTCCCGTGAAACCTTCTCCGCCACGACAAATATTATAACCGATGTCGGGATGCTGAGATTTCAAACTTTTTATGAGCAACTTCTCGTACTCGCAGATTTCTCGATTAGTTTGACCTTCAAAAAGAGGGAAAATGTGAAAATGCTCAGGACCGTATTTGCGGATAGCCTTATAAAGATGGGAACGCAAAGACACGTAGTGTTTTGCGTCGTAAAATTTCTGCTTCAGGTATCGGGTTAAGCAGGACCCTGTAGTCTTACCGATGTAGATTTTCCAAGTTACATCACAAACAATTAGGTATACAAACACGAAATCCCTCCTCTAAGGGAGGGTCTCATAGTTAGAAAACGTAAGTCGTTAATCTAAATTTACGTCGTTAGGATCCCAGCTCGTCTTTTCTCCTTCTTTTAATACAGACGAAAGGATGTCAGTGTATTCACTGTGGTCTTCAATAGCCTGGGGAGCTTTAGGTGCCCCATTCTGATCAGCCACAGACACTGCTATTTTCATACGCTTATGCTCACCTGTAAGCAGAGAGTTCATAGCGGTTGCGTCAACTTTTGCTATTTTTGCCATTCTAGTGCTCCTATGGGACTACGGGATGCCCCTCATTCTGGGGTCAAAAAGTCTAAAATTTCGTAAGTTATGGATTATGTTGGATAATAAATAGCTGTTAAGGCAAATCCTCCCAAAGTATTCGGGGGAGAACTAGAGTCTGTGAAGGGAGGATTCGGCATGTGGTGGATAACTTGGACTATGCCTTGTAAGTTGAAAGTCTTGTCGGCGAACAGCAAATAGCGATTGTTTACTGAGTCAAAAATGTAACTTGTTATATTTAACCCTTCTCCGTCTACATATACTTTTACATCTTTCGTAGGATCAAAAGAACCTGTAACGGCAGAAGAAAAGGGACCAGTTAAAGGAACACACTGAATGACTATACGATTAGGATATGTCCCGGTTGTGGCTGCGTTAAGCATTAGATGTCCTCAAGAATGATGACTTCTTCTTAGGGGGTTTTTGAACAAGAGTTCTCTTGTAAGGAAGTCCTTTATGAAGGTGTGGTCCGGCAGGATGCTCTTCAATTTGTCCGGGCTTCTTCTTAGGAGCATTTTTCTCTTCCAGCAGCTTCTTATGCTTCTCTCGTATCAATTTACCTCGTTCTTCTTTTTCTTGCCATTTGAGAAATTCTTTATCTTCTTCCTCTGGTGTACTTGGTACAGTTACGATATCGGGCTTCTTCTCGGGCTTCTCTGGCTCTTCTACAGCCATTTCTTCCTCTTCACCAGGTTCTGTACGCTTTACAATACCCTGTTCTTTTAGAATACGTTCTCTTTCTCTCTTCTCCAATCCCTCTTGTAACTTTTGCTGTATCTGTTCATCCTTAGGAAGTAACTGGCGACGAATGGTAGGTGTGGGTTTACCCTCTTCTTCCCACTTTTCTTCCACTCTCTTTACCTCAAGTTTACGAATGATGTTATCCACGTTATGTTGAACAGACGGTAGAATGCGCTCAAACACTGATTTACAATGTTTGCAGATAACAAAATTACTACGAAGATCAAGACGTTTTGTAGGGGCTTGGAGCTTAGGGCGCGGTTCTCCTTCTAGCCCATCTCTCTGATGTAGATTCCACTGTGCTCCCCAGTAAAGGAAAGCAGGACAACTACAAGAAACACGTACATCAAGATTCTTAGCATCACCCGTTTCCTCCACCTTAGAAACATCAAAATGAACACGAACTTCATGACCAGAAGGGTCTGATTCGGGGAGGTTACATTTTACATTGTAATCTAAGAATAGATCTTTGGGATCAGACTTACGGAGAATAGGAGTACAACCTGGACGATTCTTAACTGAAAAGGCATTCGTTTGTTGAACAAGATCGGGTAGAGACGCAGCAGACTTAGCAGCAAAAACACGACGATTTTCTAAAGAATCTAGAGCTTCTTCTATAGTCTTAAATTTTCGATGAAAAGGTGGATTGTAAGATTCAATCAAAACTTCTTTACTAGAGTTAGCTCCCTGTAAAAAGTCTATGATATGAGAACGGATCCGAGGGGTTAATTCTTTAAATTCTACAAAATAATCCCTAGAATACACAGCCACACGTATGCACCCAGCATCTAAAGCAGTCCTAGTGTTTGTATAACCCAATTCTTGAGCCAGGTTTGTATGTGGATCTACAAGTCTTGGTAGTAGAGGATGAATAGTTCCTTCTGTATCTATCCAACCTCCATTCACATAGATAGAGGATTCTTCATCACGCGGGGTCAGACCGACCTTGTACGCGCCAGCAATAACACGTTTTAATGGGATGCGTATGTAGACTTTTTCCATTCCCTAGTCCTTCACTAAGGGAATGAAAGTTCTTAAAGCAATTTGTCAAACACCCCGGCATTCATCAGTCTGTGTAATTCAGCCATAAATTTACGTCCATGATCATCGAATTCAGGGTACGAACTTACATGACACATCTCATGAATTAGGGTAAGTTCCGTTTGATTAGGAGTGAGGTTATGTTTGGGATTAATCTCAATGATAAATACCCCATTTTCATAAGAAGTAAATCCTGTATATTCGTCACTACCACCATAGCGAATTATCACTTTATTAGGCAATTTGGAAGAGAAGTATTTTTTGTTGTTATTCTTATACATTTCTTGTAATTCTATAATAGAAGGAGAATCAGAAGAACAAGCTGAAGGGGGTATCCTGCTGACAATATCGGTGTTTCCAATGCTAAGGACCATTAGAATTACTGTCGTAATTATAAATAATAAAATCTTTAACATTTGTACCCCTATGTGTACCCTAGCGGATGAGGATTTCCTTCACCATAAAATGTGACAATTGTCTTGGTTAAATCACGTCCTAAATTTATACCATTGATAAGCATTTTACGCACAACAAGAGCCTTAACATAACGACGATATTCGCTTATTGTCATGTCGCCTTTGTCATTGTTACAACTCCAACAAGCGGGGAGTAGATTATAATCCAAATTCCTACCTCCACGCGAGCGAGGTTTGGCGTGATCAATTGTATCGGCATAGTGTCCGCAGTACCAACAACGACCACGGCACTTATACATAGTGCGCATCCACTTAATTTTAGGCACGCGAGACACAAAAACCTTTCTTAGATGCTAACATCATCAACTTTTAGTTTTTTAACTTGAGGTTTAGCTTGAGGAGCCTTGGGCTTTTCCTTAACTTCAGGTTCTACCACTACTACCCCAACGACTTCCGTAACAGGTTCAATGACTGGAAGTTCAATGACTGGAAGTTCAATGACTGGAAGTTCAACAACAGCAAGTTCGGGGGCCGGGAGGGCTGATGGAGAGTCCTTTATATCATCAAAGAATCTGCCCTTAACTAGGGCTTCTATAGATATAGAAGACTGACCAGGCAACACCCTCGCTATCTGCTCATTCCTGTAAATGGTTAAATTGTTGTTATTCTGGGCATCAAATACCAAAATATCCCCTGGACGCGTGAGGAATCCTTCGATGTTCCTGCCGTTTATATCATAACCACCCGACAAATGAACAGCTTTTTTTACAACAAACGATTTTTGCATGAAAATGATATTTGAGCCTCCGTAGAGTTAATACTCTAAAATAGGTTCTATAAAACAAAACGACCCTTGACTTTTCAGCCGAGGGTCGTTAGGAAGTTATTCCCGCTATTGTTTAGCGGTCAGAAGTACCTACTCCAGAACCCGTACCAGTTGTTGCGCCACGGGTGATGAGCACGCGTTGAACTCCGCTCGGGTTGAATACGAGGAAGCCCAGGTTCTCGAAGATCGAGAAACCGATCTGACGAAGGTCAGGACGATCTGCCGACATAACCGTTAGAGGGATACGCTCAGGGATAACGCCAAGGAACTCTGCGTCTGCCAGAACATAAAATGTGCCGTAGCCAATTTTACGAGACTGGAGAAGCGTTGCGCCCCAGAGATAACCCATAACACCCGTCTTGAGCAGCTTGCGCTGAGTTTCACGGTCGATGTTAGCATCTGTCCACTTGAGCAAGTCAGCATAGTCGCGGGGGTTGAAGAAGACATAAGCGATAGACAGGTCGTGACGAGTAACCTGAGCAAAGCTATCTGCCATCTGGCTCACCGAGACTGGTGCTGTGATTGTCTGGTCGATGTTGTAGACGTAGTCGTTTACGTTGGAGCCAGCTGCAGCGTTAGCTGCTACTGCCACACCATCAAACAACTGGAATACATAAGCATCTTCCTGTGCGCCAACTTCTGCCTTAGCAAGGTTGAGCGCACGGGCGACCAAGTCAAAACGGCGTTCTTTGATCTGCGTGATCGGAATCATCGGGTTAGAGACGATTTCGAACGTAGGAACGGTTACGCGCTTTGGCTTTGTGACGGAAACGATGTCTCCACCCTCTTCACCAACTACGAATGCCTCAACGAACGAGCCACCCTGTAAATCGGTGTTGACGGATCCACTGACATCAAATTCCTTGTCGTAGATCGGGAGTGCGCCATCAGGAAGCGTCTCGACCATGAGTGCCTTACGTGAGATACTCATATAGTCGCGACGACGGCGGAGTGAAGGACCCAACGATGCGGCCAACTTCTGACGTCCACCTGCGGTCTTGAGCAACTGCCCAAGCATTGCGGTTTGCTGCTGTGTTCTAGAAAGATTCATAGTAGTCTCTTTTCATCCTCTCTCTTAGAGCAAGCTCGCAACGCCAAGCCAAGGCTCGGTTGCGGTTGGAATGTGTGTGCATACGCCGACAGCAGGGTTTCCTGAGAGAGTACCCTTACGAGCACTCGAGGTATACTTGCCGATATTAGTGCTAGTGGTTCCGCCGCAATAAACATATGCTCCTACAACGAAAGTTGCAGAGGCATCGTAGGCTTCGGAATCAACGATTCCTTGCCAAAATGCGCGAACAACAGGGGCTTTCTTCGAACCCGCAGGTCCGATTGCGCCAGCGAACTCACCCGGACCGTTGAGCAGTGTTGCATAGGGCACTTGTGCCGCTGCCGTATCTGCATCGCACGGAACCGCGACTACGCCGCGCCCTGCAGTTGCAGAAGTTTTAAGGGCAACGATAATTCCACCCTTGTAACCTGCAGCCGAAAGAACAGCCTGGTCAGTTCCTGGATCGCCAGTCAGTGTAACATCCGGAACAGTAGTTCCGTCGTTCTGACCATAATAGATCAGTTTAAGTGACATATTTTTGGTTCTCCAATGTAGCTTTTGAATTTTGTATTTATCCCAGTCTAGCGGGTTGGAGACCCGGTAAGACTTTAGGATGAATACAATGACTACATTCATTATGAAAAAGTTAGTAAAGAAAGTATTAAACTAGCGAACTCCTAAACATTATGTCCTTAGTGTATCTAATACATTGCACGCTTTCTAAAAAACCTTATATTGGGCAAACTATTCAATCTCTAAAAGATAGGTGGAAAGGGCACTGCTCCGATGCCCGAGCAGGGTCAAAAACTCATTTAACTAATGCTATTCGCAAGTATGGAGCAAATGCATTTGAATTGTCCGTAGTATGTGAGGGTGAATTCACACAGCAAGAATTAGATAATCTAGAAAAACTCTGGATCATAGTGTTAAATGCACATGAAACGGTGGGAGGATATAATCAAACTTGGGGAGGAACTAGTAATGCAGGATATTGGCATAGGGGCAAAAAGCGTTCTCCAAAAACCTGTGAAAAAATCAGAAAAGCTAAATTAGGAAACAAAAATCCGATGTTTGGGAAAAAGAATCCAAAAGGCTCTTTTTCAGCAACTAATAATCCTATGAAAGGAAAACGTAAATCTAAGGCATGGAAACAAAAAGTAAGCAAAATCATGTCACATCCAAGAACTCTTGAACATTACCAGGCTGTTCTATTAGGTAGAAGATCAAAAGGTCAGCACATCAAAAAAGAAGTTTGTAAAAAATATCAAATTTCTTATCTAGACAAATACTAACTTTTCTCCAATCCCTACAGTAGAGTATAATTGGAGGAACGTCATGCCACCAGTACGGCTGAACTTTCTTCCAAGATCTCAAGGGGGAGAAAACATAACCCACTGGATAGGTCGATGTCTTAACTGTAAAGCCAATATAACTATTTGGAATGACTAAAATTGTGTACGACCAGAT